CCATAATAGCTTGAGATGTAGATGGTCCAATAGCGTCTCTAAACACTACTTCAATAGTTTCCCATGTAAATCTACCAATAACCCACGTTGATGTGTTTAAGAATGGTATTTCAACTTCAGCTTGCGCAATTGAAGGACGTGATGCGCTAGATAACCACCATTGTTGAATACCTAATTCAGCTGGAAATCTCATTAACCACCTATTCTTTTTCTTTGGCTCATAAGGTACTGGCATTTTCATTAGTAAATCACTCATAATATTTTTGTTTTAATTTTTAAATTGTTTATTTAATAATAAATATGTAAGGAAAGGTTTATTTTCCCTTACATATTATATTTTTTTTATACGTCTTCAAAAGAAGCACCAGTATTCATTACAACAAATTCAACAGTTATGAACTCTAAAGCTCTAGTTGGTTTGATGAAAATTCTACCATTTAACTCACCTCTATCAATTGATTCTGGTGAAGTATCAACTTCCACACGGAAATCTGTAAGACCTCTTTCACTTCTAATGTTTTCAAGAATTGGGTTAACCAATGACTTGAATTGATTTCTTACTACCTCATCATTTTGTTCAAATAATAATCTTATTGATACAGCAGAAATTAATTTTCTAGCTTGTAATAATAATCTTCTAACGTTAAGTCTGTTTAATGCAGTTTCTTTAACTTGTAAGTTTTTATTACCAAATATAATTAAACCTTCAGAAGCAAACGTTGCGATTGGGTTAATTCTACCCTCATACAATGTATCTCTTTCATCTAAAGTTAATTTTTTTCTTGCTTTGATACCACTTACAACACCTCTTTGAACACCCGCCACAGCAAACCATGGGAATGATACATTATCAGTTAATGCAATGTTTCTAACAACATCTCTAGTTGGTGGTAAGTAAACTAATACTTCATTATCACTATCTTTTACTTGTATCCAAGGCCAGTATGTTGCAGTATAGTTACTATCTATTCCTGTGTTATCTAATCTATTAACTAAATCATCAACCTCAATCACCGCTTCATTTTCATAATCTGGTGTTGTTGCAATATATATTGAATCACATCTTTTTTCTTCTACCATTTCAATAGTAGCGTCAACTAAATTTGTGTTATTTAAAGTATCAATACCTGGTGTTGCTAATACATTAATGTTAATTGCTTCAGGGTTATTGAAAGTGTTAATTGCTTCAAAATAAGCATAGTAATCAGAAGTAGTTCCTTGGTCACCAGTACTTGTTATTTTTATATCAATCGCACCACTACCAGTACCTTCAATTGCTAAATCACTTTTTGTCCCACCAATTGCATAAGTGTCGGTATTAGTTCTACCATCTCTATAAATATCCCATCCATCAAAACCACCGTAAGGTGCCATAGTGAATTTTCTTGAATAAATTTTAGTATAGCTATTACCACTTAAATCTAATTGCGTGTCATTTTGGAATTGAGAATCTCCAACGTCTAATGAAGAACCATTGACTGTTAATCCACTCGCTTCAATATCCATATGGAAACCATTAGTTCTACCACTTGATACCGAAATATCAGTACCTAAGTAATTAAAGAAATTTTGGTCAATACCAACAGTGTCAGATAAACCTAAATAGATTTTTCTAATTTTTGAGAAAGGCTCATATGCTTTGTTATATCCAATTGTTGGTGCATCAACACCAGCATATATTCTACTTGGAACACCTGTGAAACCAGCTGGAAATGAATTTGATGTATCTTCATCAGTATCCAATTCAAGTAATACGTAATTTGAATTAGATGCGTAAAAACCATCTAACGTACCGATTCTTCTACCAATAAAATTATCAGAAGTTGGGTCCATAGTACATCTAGAATATCTTTCTAATGTAATTGGATTTGCGTCAGTATCGTAAAATGCTCTAACTCTAACATCGAATTCTCTAGCGTCAGGTTTAATATTTTCGATAGAAATTTTAACTTCTGAATTTGCAGAAGTACCATCAGAAATTGTAATTAATCTAAATAATTTTTTAATAACCTCACCATTAACCTCTGAGATAACCCATGGTGTAACAGCTGGTAAATATTCAGTTTTGTAATCAGAAAACGTAGTTCCATTATCAACCAAAGTTGTACTTAATCCAGTTATTTCTGAAGTAACGATTAAATCTTCTAACATATTAGAATAGATTTCTTCAACATAAATAGGAGCTTGACCAACATCAGCTTTAGTTCCTAATACTCTAGTAATGAAGCTTTTCTTTGTAGAATCAAGTGAAACTGTATAAGAAAACCCAGAACCACTAAGAGTGAAATCTGCTTTAGCGTCAGTTGTTGAACCAGTTAAAGTTGGGTCAATTGATAAATCACTTGCACCCCAAATTAAGTTTTCAGAAGCGTCATAATCAGCTCTACTTCTTAAAAGTGCTATTACTTGGTTATTATCGGCTGTTATAGCCCAAGATTGTCCAGCATCATATCCTGAAAAACCTAAAACTCTTGTTACATAAAGTTGATTTGATTTTGTAAAATATGATTTTGCGATATATGGCAATTCATATTTTGGGTAACCAGTGTCGGTAACTTTTGTTGCGTTTAACCCACCAAAGAATGATTTGAACTCGTTAAAGTCAGAAACAAATATTGGTTGGAAAGCTGGTCCTTTTGTGGTCTCACCAACTAACCCCAATGTTGTTACACCAACTTGACGTGTTACGAATGATAAATCTTTTTCTGAAGTATAAACTCCTGGGCTTACGAATACTCTATTGTTAGAACTCATTTAAATTATTTTTATTTTTTTTTGTTGTAATTACTTATTTCTAAATAAATATGTAATTTTTTACCAAAAGTTTTCATGATGTATGTAATACATCATAATTAGTAGGTCTTTTGTCATACTTTTGTCATACTTATATAGAAAAGCCTTATGAAGCGGTCTAAAAACTTAAAAATAACACCTACAACTCACAAAATATTAAAAGATTATTGTGAAGAACATGGATTAAAAATGTTCGGCTTTGTTGAAAAAATAATTAAAGATACTTGTAAAAAACCAACTGACTTATATGGTGAATAAATCATATAATTATTTAAGGGTTATTTGGTTTATTTTTTAATAATTCGGTATTAACATTTAAACTATGTTGCATGTCAGATGATTTAGTGACTAAATCTTTTAATAATATACCAAAGCTACCATCTGTATTTCCAGAAGATGTTAAATAATCCCACACAGCTATAGCAATATCACTTGTATCACATGTACTTCCACTAATCTCAATTTCACTAGGGCTTAATAACCCTGTAGTAATTATATTTGCGGTTGTTGAATTATTTGTGTAATCACTTAACCCACGAATAACAAAAGTTCCAGCAATTATACTTGAATCGATAATTACATTACCAGAACTCATATCAATTGATGCTGTATAACCAGATTGGTTTGAATTTATAAGTTTAATACCCCCAGCATAATCCCTTATTACTAACTTAGATGTTGAGTTTCCGACGTTAAACGTAGGTGTACCTTGACCAGCCACAGCTGAGTAACAATCTAATAACGTTATTTGACCTGTATATCCTGATACAACTGATAAATGACCTTCTAACAAACAGTCTGTTATTACAACATCTTGTGATGATGGGTTTAAGTTGATTAAATTAATATCAATTAAGTGACAAGAACTAAAACCATTTATATCAGTCTCTGAGTATACATCAAGTATGTCACCAGAACATCTTGCGTGCTCAATATGACAGTTACTTAAAACTGAACCTGTTTCAAATGTAAATGTTGAACTTTGCTTGGAATCACCTCGTATTATAAAATCATTTATAACTGTTCCATTAAGGAAGTTATAATCACCCTTTATGTGAATAGTTCCAATTCCTCTTTGATTTGCAATAAAAATAGCGTCAGCTAAATTATTTGTTGGTCTTCCATTCGTCCCAACAGGAAATGTAGTTTCGGTTTCAGTAGAACCAGTCCAAACTGTTACTTGCCCATCATAAGCGATTGTATTTGATGTATCAGGGTCAATAAGTCCTCTAATATCTACAGTACATCCAGTTGTAGAAGAGTCCTCAAGACTTACAATACCAGAAACGAATAAACCACCATCAGTACAACTAGGTTCTATATAAAAAACACCAGATAAAAACCCACAAGTTCCTATTGAACCTGAGGTATCGCAATTTATAATTTGCATCGGACCACTATGCTCCCTTAAACCAATCACAGCATCTTCACCAACTATCATATCAATTATAACTGGTACTACACCAGATTTAGCTGAACTACAAGATTTTAACATTAGTGGGTATTGTGTCGTTTGTAATATATCACCAAATATAATTGAATTAAAAAAAGTACCACCAACATTTTGGACATCATTAAAAGCACATTGGTCCACAAATATTTTAGAATGATTAAAATCACCCGATATAATCATTCTATTTACACTACAATTCATCGCCTTAAATCCGTTAGCGTAAAAATTTTCATCCCCAGCTTTAGATATAAATGATGTTTCAGAAAAATTTTGTGTTAGTGTAATGTCACTTAAACATAATACCTGTGCCCTACCATAACTTGTTAAAAGTATTTGTAAATCAGCGTTATTATTAACGGGGCTGGCGTATGTACCCACTGGGTGACTTGAACCAGCTACACCAAATTCTTCATCATAAACAATTTGTTCACCATAATCTAATGATTCTTGGATACCTGGGTCTACAATTAAACCAGCCGCATTATTTGTTCTAACAGAAACTTGGTTTACGTTTATTACATCACCAATATTATTATTAGAGCCGAATAAATTAACAGCGTATTGACCATCTTCAAAAGTCACTGTATAACTATTAATTATCTCAATCACCCTCGCATAAATAACCCCACCTAACGGCACTTGGGTATTATGTGAATGTGTGTCAAGGTGTGACATACCAGCTACACTAGCTTCTAATTCTTTTAAATCAAGTCTAAAATCATCGGTACTAAAACTATAAATGGTAGAGGGGGAAACTTGAGTAGGAACCCCTAAATAATCCCTATCAACTGAAATAACCCTTGTTTGCCAATCTATTGTAATACCTGTAACAGCCATTTATTATTTTTTAAAATTTAACAATTCTTCTTCTAATTTTTGGATTCTCATCCTATAATCATCTTTCATTGTGTTATTTACTGTTAAGGCTTTAACCATTAACATAGTAGATTTATTACTACTTTCAGTTAGTGTTTGAACTGTTTTTTTTAGTTCTATGATTTCATTTGTGAGCATAAGATTTTTACTCTCTAACTCATCAATAGATGCAATTGCGCTTTTTTGTAACCTTCGCAATACAATATGTTTATACATCAAGGTTTCTAAATCATCATCTTCGTGTTCAACTATATTTTCACTCATATTATGTTTTTTTAATCTGGAATCATTTGCACGGTTAATGTCAAACCATTCGCATTACTTATTGTTGCCGAAATTGGTGATGTCTTATATAATATACTAGTCGTAGCTCTTCTAACCCTACCTCTAATCGGTTGTGATGTACTTAAAGACCTAGTATCTGTAACTACCCCACTAACGTTAGTTAAAGCGTCTATAAACACCGTTGTTGATGTTATAGTACCCGTTGCTGGTGATGTTGGACTACCTGACGTTGTAAATGTGTAAGTATTTACAGTTGTTACTGTAATAGTTTTAACACCATTATATTCAGGTTGGTTAGCACCTACTATTCTAACTTTAGCACCAGTTGTTAATCCATGACCAGTATGTGTAACAGTTGCAGTTGTGGCGGCATTAGTAATTGTTACTGATTCTATATAATTTTCATTACCCCCAGCAAATGCCTCAATTAAAACTCTAGCATTTTCGATAAAGTTACCAGTGTTAATATCACTTACGGTTATAGTTGACGTAATTGGTGCAATAACTTTTGTTATTACAGCTCCAGCAGTTCTAATGGATGGTTCATCAAATCCAGATGGTATATTTAATGTTAAATTACCACTTGCAACATTAACATACAACGCTTCATTACCTGTTGACCCATCAATAACTGCATAACCATTTAAAAAATTCTTCCAAAGCATAGAACCACCACCCAATGAAGTTAATTCAATGGCATGTCCAGTTCCATCGCTATTAAATGTTGTATCAATAATAGTATCTAAATCAGTGCTTATTAATGCACTAGCCCCAATGTTATTATCAATTATACAATCATTAATCGATGCGTTACCTTGTGTAATTTGGTCAGTACGTCTAAATGTAGTATTATTTAATGTTGCATTAGATTGAAAAATGAAAGTGCTCATATCAGTAAATACACAAGTATCGAATAATACAATAGCATTATCTATCATTTCAAATTCACCTTTAGAGCGAGTACCAAGTGAAGAAATAAGAACTGAAGTCCATTCTATATTTGAAGATGCATTATTAACTTCAATTCTATTGAAATTGGTTGATACCATTTCGGTATCATCAATGTTGATTACTACGTTGGAATCTCGCATATCTACCAAAGTCCCAGATAACCCCAAACTCATTAATCCTTTCCATAAATAAGAACCACCTTGATTTTGAAATAAACCCCAACGACCAGTTGTTGCGTTATCATTTACTATTGATAACCCATCAAAGGTTGCGTATCCATTTGCTAAATCACCATTGGTAAATCGTATTTCACCTCTACCATATCTAATAACATCTAAGGTATATGAATTACCTTTTGCAGGTGAACTACCTGGGCAGTTTACACCCACACCTATTGAATTATATGTAGTTGTTGGTGAACCTTGTGTTTGTGTTGCTAATGCTGTTTGTGTTGGGTCTACTACATAATTTAACCACCCACCATATGGGTATGTATCACTTCCATCAATATACCAACCACGATAATTTGCACTTGAATTTCCTACTAACATTCTAATTCCACCTTGAGCTACTTTTGTACCTAGTGAATTAGGTGCGAACCATTTAAACCAAGCAAAATAACAAGTTTCACCTGCTGTCCAAGTTGGTTGTGTTCCCGTATAGACTAATGCACCAAGACCACCTTTTCTCATAGCCTCGGAAATACACACAGTACCGTAAATTGCCAAATCGGCATCTACCTCACCAGAGCCATTCAATGCTTGCATACCTGAGGGTTCTGCAAATCCCGTTATGGATGTTGCTCCATTATATATTTGTAAATCAGTTGCGTAGGTTGGTGCTGCCATTAGTTAAGTTTTTCGTATTCCCTTATAATTATTTTTTCTACAATTTCTTTTTTATGTCCTTCTGCTAAAAAGAATTTATTTGGTGTATTTGAAAAAGATGATATTACTATTGAAATACCTTTATCGTTTAAAGATTTAATATAATTAAATAGTTTTAATTCTTTCCAAGAACCAACTTTTTTTGGTAGCTCAGTTCCAAAATAAATTTTAGTAGTTACCTTTTCAAACATTACCCCACATTCATTAGGTCTTAAACTTATATCCATTTCATCTGATTGAATATAAAGGCAATCAAAGTTTCTACAACTTTCAGGTCTTTTACTGTAAATATTACACCCCTTACCTAACGTACAGTTTGAACATAATACACTTGCGGGTTTTTTTAATTCTTTAATTGGTAGTAATTCACAACACAATGTACAACTCCCACAATTATTGGTTTTATTCATAAAAAATTATCCTTATCTTATTATAAATATAATGAGATAAGGATAATTGTAAATAATTTGTGTATTAAATTTTAATTACTCATCTGTAATTCTAGACGCTACCGTACTACCACCTGAAGCACCTAATGTACCAGCTGATTCGAAAGTTTTAATCGGAGTTGCCTTACCATCTCTAACCCTCACAAATAAATCTCTTGTTGTGTTAAAAATTGTAGTAAATGATTCCGAAGTAGCAGCAGCATCTTTATCTATATAAGATACGTAAGCATTTGCACCGTTAGTTACATTATCTGGTAATGTACCAGTTAAAGTAAATGTAGAACCAGCGTATGATGTATACTCAATTCTATTATAAACACCACCATCACCTAATACTCTAATTGTACCAGAAGCTGGTGTATCAATTGGAATTGCAGCTTGCATAACAATTGTACCAGCACCTAATGTTGCCGCAGTTGAAGCCATTTGGTCAATTTGTAAAACACCTGCTAATCTTGGACCTACAAGTATTCTATCCTCAGCAACCACTAAACCAGAAACAGTAAATGTAACATTATTTGGTGGAGTTTGAGTTACAACATTTAAATCTTGAATTGTATCTGTAGCAACTAAATCAGCTGGTAAAACACCAACACCGTAAGCACCAATTAAAGAACCTGTATATGAACCTAAGAATGTTTTTGGAACTGTTCTTGACGTTACAGAACCAGAGGTAGCTGTAGCACCACCAGCACCAGTTAATAATTCAGTTGATGGAATAACACCAGTTAATAATTGAATCCACATTTTAGTACCAGCGGTTGTTGAATCAATACCTAATAAAAGTCCTGAACCACCACCAGACCAAGTAACAGTCTCTGGTTCAACAAACGTACCAGTTGGGCCTGAAATTGAAATTTCATGTGTAATACCTAAGAATAATTCACCATTTATACCGTAAAGGGTTTCCGCAGTTGCATTACCTGAAGCATATTTAATCCATTCCCACATACCTTTAAGTCCATCACCTGAAGTGTCAACACCATAAGTCCATTGAGAGTAGTAAGGTCGTAAACCATTACCATTATTTAAATCTATTGTTTGATATCCTTCAGTGTTTGTTACGTGTGTATATGCACCAACAGTTCCAATAAGTGTTTGATTTTGAGCATCTGGTGTTGTACCAAGTGCCGCCACCGATTCACCTTGTCCAAGTGTCACGTTGAAAAAATCGTATGTATCACCCCAATGCCTAGCTTGTACTCTAATCCTTTTACCATCAATGTCAACACCACCAGTTCTTGATAATACTAAACATCTAAATAAGATACCACTTACAGCATCACCATTAAAACCACCAGTTGATTGGTCACCCCAAAATGGTGTAGCACCATCATATAAAGCGTTATTTTGTACAATTTGTATTTGTGTATCTGTATTATTTACAGAGCCTAACACCCTTAACCCAGAATATAGTTCATCACCACTAGCTTGTGATATCGAACCATCATATAAATGTTGACCCATTGTAGCGTCAATGTTATATGTACCAAGAAGTGTGATAATGTTATCCGTACTTCTTTCAGAAGGGGTATCACTTGTAATATCTACAAAATCGTCGTTTATTGCAGAAGCATCATCAGCTAATGCACCTAAGAATCTGTGTAATTCTAATACTGAATAATTTGTTGTTGCACCACCTGTCCATCTAATATCTCCATTAGATGCAATCGATACATCAGTGTCTACTATTGCCATGTTTTAATTTGTTTTAAATTTTACTTTTTTATGTTTATTATAAATATGTAATATTTATTAAAAATACGGATAACTTAATCTATTTGACCATAATTTATCTAATGTCTCTTCTCCATTTGACCAAAATGCTGTATATGTGGGCCCAGAAACGGTGTCCATTTTTCTTATCTTACAAGCATTAATTTCACCATAACCAATGTAAGTTGTAGTGCCAGAGGTTTCACATGAAAATATTATTGGTCCACCAATAAAATACCTATCATCTAAATTTACTTGAACGGTACCACCTGATAATCTACTAAATTCTAATACACCATCAGATGTATTAAAGGTGGCCCCAGTTAAATAATCATCAGTATTAGCACTTGTATCACCTGATAAAGCATATCTATTATCTAAATTATAAACAACAGTCCCACCTGATAACATAGTTAAAGTTACATCACCAGTAGTTATATTAAAATCACCACTAGTTACATAATCATCGGTGTTCGTACTTGTATCACCTGATAAAGCATATCTGTTATCTAAATCAACTTGAACTGTCGAACCTGAAATTCTAGTCAATTCAAGTATACCGCTTAAGGCATTGAATGATGCTGAAGTTACATAATCATCGGTATTTGTACTTGTGTCACCTGATAAAGCGTATCTATTATCTAAATCAACTTGAACTGTTGAACCTGATAACAAATTTAAACTCAATACCCCATCATTTGGGTTAAATGTGGCTCCAGTTAAATAATCGTTATTATTAGTGTCTGTAAATCCTGTTATAAAACCTGTGTCATTATTTAATGATGATAAGTCATGTGTGTGGTCATCAAGACTGTATCTATCATCTAAATCAACGTTAAATGTACCGCCAGATAATCTAGTGAATTCTAATAACCCATTTGAAGAGTTAAAAGAAACCCCTGTAACATAATCATCGGTGTTTGTACTTGTATCACCTGATAAAGCATATCTACCATCTAAATCTTCGGTTATTGTATTACCTGATAACGTTGTTAATGCCAACACACCTGTTGCAGTATTAAAGGTCATTCCCGTAACTACGTCACTATCATCATTTGAATTATCGGTGAAATTAGTGGTTAATATATTACCGTCTCTTTGTTGAAGAGTAATTGTTTTTGTGTTAGTACCACTTACAGTTATACCAGTAATTGAGTCGTCATAAGCTATATCCCAATTAATTGAATTATCTGTGAATCCAGTTATTTCAGATATATTATGTGTGTGACCTGTTAAAGTGTATCTACCATCTAAAGGTACGTTAATTGTATTACCAGAAACAGTTTCTAAAATTAAGTCACCAGACCCAGTATTAAATGTAGCACCTGTTATGAACTCAACTGTTGTCCCAGTTGTACCCCCACTAATTAATACAGTCTCAAATACAAATGTCTTATTAATATTACTCATTATTTAACTAATCCTTTAATTTCAAATTTAGCTTCTTTTGTATCATCTCTATCAACAGTTAACACCATTTTTTCATTAGCTGAGATGTTAAATGGAAATGTTTGTTGGATACCATTAATTGCTATATTTACATTTGTGACATTTGTCACATAATTTATTGATGTTATAAGTGCGTCATATGCACAATTAATAATAAACTCATCAGTAAAATGATTCGCTTTTATAATCACATTTAAGGATATCTCATCAATATCTTTAAATGACCTAATAACCACTTTAGGTTTAATTACTTTATCTATTATTTCAGTAAATATGATAGCTCTATTAATTGTTGGAACGAATTCATAATCATCTTCATCTAAAATATACCCCAATACTTTCATTTCGAAATTTTGAACGTAAAACCTTCTTCTATCAAAATCATTTATTTGACTTTCATCACCAATGTTTTCTAAATGAATAGGCATTGGATGTCCATTCACATTGATATAGTATTGCCTTGATTGAAATGTTAATTGAGACTTTCGATTAAACATATTCAAATCTTTCATTCTATTACAAAAGAATCTAACTTCATATGTAACGTCAACTGACGTAGGTTGTGGAATTTTATAAGTGTCCATACCTTTACGACCATCGATAAACGTAGGTACTTTAATATATGTATATAATTGCTTACCTGGTATATTCCATATACCAGCTTGGTTAGTACCAACTTGAATATCAGGTTTTCTAACTATAGTAATGAAGGGCATTTTAGTGTTTTTAAATTTATCTGAAAAAGTCCATGTTTTAGAAAATTCAGCCCACCTTTGAATTGTTAGAAAAAGAACTGGGACTGATTCACCATCGATAGATATTATCATCTCTTTATCAACAAATTCAATAAAAGTTCTATCAATATCCTCATAACCAACACTTTTTGGTAAATAACTCCCTTTATAATCTATATCATCAAGATAATCTTGTCTCTTTTCAGGTCCAACATTCTGATTTATAAATTTTACTTTCTTAATAAAACCTTTAGGTAATCCCATAATATAATTTTAATTTTTATAATTTAACTCTTAAATCCCGTTAAATTCATCTTCGTTAGCAATTGTGCAATTTATTATTCTATAAGCACCCTTGTAACCTATTATTGTATGTGCATTATCATAGTTTTTTTCGCCAGCATCAGTCACGTTATAGTAAACAACATCGGTTTCATTAATATAATAGCCAACATAATCACCAAGCGAAACATCAACTCTAAGTTCATTTAAATGTTCAGAATAAACAATAAATTTTAAATTACCATCTTCTAAATAACGCATTGAACTTGAATTATAAGTTTTATTTTCAGCCTTTTCAATAATTGGCATAACATATAACTCAATTGGTGGTAGGAAGTTTATTTCACTAGCACTAGCTTCATTATAAATATCATCGGATTGCGTAGTTTCTCTATCAATTCTATATAATATAACGGTAAAATTACCATCACCTTCTATGGCTTCACGACCCATTTGTATTTCTAAATCATAATCCCTACTAGAAAAGAATTTATTTATTCTTTTAATTGGTATTCTCCTTTTATTTGACTCCATATTAATTAACTATATAATGATAAATATTTAATAATCACTAAATAGTTCTAAGCTATTCACTTTTTCATGAAAATAAAGTATATTAACAATATAATATATTGTTAAAGTTCAAAAAAATATACCATTTTGATAAATTTAGAAGACATTAAAAGTAGAGGTGCAATAACCCTACTACAAACATATAATGGAATTAATCCATACCTAAAAGCGTTGAAGCAAAAACTCATTAATAATGATAAAGTTGCGTTAACTGAGGTCAGGTTGAATACATTAATAAGTTCTATGATGTAGAACCCCAAGTTATAAATCGTGTAGTCTCTATAAACCCCTTGTTAGGTGAATCACTTAAAGACAAACACAAACTTTCTTTTTTACCTGAAAAAATGCTTATACAGGCTATGCTTGCCGACCAAGAAAAGACATACCATGTATATGGAAAACTAAAAAAAAATCAAAAGAATGCGGAGATGTATTGGTTACCAAAAACATTAGTTTTAGATGACCCATATTTTACTGAATGTGAAGTTGAAGTTAATTGGGAGAAATATGAGGAAATGGATGTAATGGGTAGACACCCTTACGAACACCAAAAAGAAGGTATTAAATTTTTAGTATGTAGGAAAGGTGCTATATTAGCTGATGACATGGGATTAGGTAAAACATATCAGTCAATTGTGGCCGCTTTAGAAGTTGATGCTAAAAAAGTTTTAGTTATTTGTCCAGCTAGTGTTAAAATATCTTGGCAAAGAGAAATTGAAAGTTTTGACCAAAAAGCAATCATAGTAAGTGGTAGTAAATGGCCAGAAGTTGGTAGGTTTACTGTTATTAACTTTGACATACTCAAAAATTTTCATACAATTGGTGAACCAACGAAGGATAAAAACGGTAACTTTAACCCACATAATAGGAATATAGTTAATGAGAAATATGATTTGGTGATAATTGATGAGGCACATAAAATTAAAGACCATAAGACCCAAAGAGGTCAAATAGCTAACGAAATTGCATTGACTTATGGAATTGAAAGGGTTTGGGAACTTACAGGTACGCCAATCGCTAATAGACCAATGGATTTCTTTAATATATTAAAAATGATTAAATCACCTTTGGCTGACAATTGGAAATTCTTTGCTCAAAGGTATTGTGATGCTAAACGATTTCATAAAACACTTAAGAATGGTCAAAGAAGACAAATTTGGATTACCAATGGTGCGTCTAATCTTGATGAATTGGCAATTAGAACCAAAAACTCACTTCTTAGAAGATTGAAAACTGAGGTGTTAGATATGCCAGATAAGACAGTCTCAACTATTTACCATAAATTAAGTAAACGTGGTGAAAGGGAATATGAAAGTATTTGGGATGAATACATGGAGAAACGAGCCGAAGAAGGTAAACGCAAAATTAGTGATTTATCTAAAGATATTGTTGAATTGGGACTTCTTAGGAAATTTATAGCAATGGAAACAATCCCAAATACAATCGAATTAGCTAAAGATGCTATAGAACAAGGTCAAAAAGTGGTTATTTTCACCACATTTACAGACGAATTGAATGAAATAGCCGATAATTTCACTAATAGTGAGTGTGTTATACATAATGGCAAAATGACAGCAAACGCCAAACAAAAATCAGTTGATAGTTTTCAAAATAATAAAAAATGTAAAGTTTTTATTGGTAATATAACATCTGCTGGTGTTGGTATTACATTAACTGAAGGTACTGTGGTTATATTTAATTCATTTAGTTGGGTACCAGGTGATAATGAGCAAGCTGAAGATAGATGTTATCGAATAGGGCAGAAATCTAATGTTTCGGTATATTACCAACTATTTACTGGTACAATTTCATTAGTAATGTGGTATACACTAATGAGAAAACAAGAAATAATTAATAAAATCATCAATAAAAAAGATGAACATGGGGATAGATTGAAAATGTTATTGGATGATTTAGAAGAAAATGGATTAGAATTATGATACAAATATATACAAGTGAAAATTGTGGTTATTGAAATGAATTACAAAAAAAATTAACGGAATTAGACATTAAATTCACCAAAATTGATATTGATGATAAAATTAATGAAATTAATGTGGAAAGTGTCTTTGAATTCATCGGTGAACCTGTTATTCCTATCATAATTTTAAAACCACATATATTAGCACCCAAAAGAAGTTTCAATACAATTGATGAAGCTGTAAAATTAATATTATCTTTAATTGAAGATTAATATATTTATAATAAAAGAAACTAATGGATTTTTATATAAATAAAACTGCAACTTTACCTATCTTAAAGATGGAATTAATAAATGATGGGAGAAATGATTTTAATAAATTCTATGATATGATTCAAAATTCAGAAATCACTTTTTGTATGGTTGACACAAATACAGGTGTTAAAAGGATTGGTGATAAAGAGGGTTTGTGCATACTTAAAGAACCTTCAAGTGATTGTAACGGTGAAGAATATTTTATTGGGTATCAATTCACATCTAAGGAAACTAAAAAAGCTGGTACATTTGTTGGTGAATTCAAAATAGTTTTTAATGATGGTTCAGGTACTCTTATAGTACCAATTAAAAATGAGTTAAATATCCATGTCCTTGAGAATTAAATTCCTCATATAATTCCCTATAAATTTATTGATATCTGTAATACACTCTTCTTTATTTGCTATACAAACAAAGAAGGTAAAGCCCTGGTAAAGA